GCTAGAATCGCGTAAGAACTTGACCCGCCGCCCTGTACCTCCCAAGTATCAGGGTCATCGTCCGCGCAGACAAGAAACTTAGATCCCGGCGCCGCGTCCGTGTCGATGAAGGTCTGGCCTATTTCGCATGTCGCAGGGGCAGTAGTGCCGGACTTATTCGGTGCGGTGCTGGAAGCGTTTGTAGAGTCATTGCTCCCAGTCCACACATTCGTTCCACCCAACTGCGGCACAGTCGCGGTGTCGATAGCGATCGCTCCAGACGCAATCGAGATGCCGGTGCTCGCCGCGTAGACGTTCTTACCCAGCATCGTCCTGGCGTCGGTGACCACCCCCCATGCCCCGCTTACGATGGTCACTGTGGCCAGAGGTTGAATCCCGTTGAAGGCCGGTGTCGTGACTTGGTTAACGATGCAAGAGCCCGACGAGCAGATAGCAATTACTCCGCTCGCTGCCGGAACCTCTACCACAATCTCACCACTGGAGTTCCCGTACACGTAGGCCGTGCCGTTGCCTGTGCCCGTCACCGTGCCACCCGTACAGGTCAGGGCCGTCGTATCGACGGCCACTGTGAACGTCGAGGCGCCCGTAACCGTGATGACGTGCAGTGCGTTCAGGGTCGAACAGGAAGTACCCGTCACCCCGGCCACATTCACGCTGTCCCCGTTGTGGAACCCGGCCCCGAGCGCTGCCGACGTGGTGAATGTCGTTGTCGAACCCTCGGTGATATCCGACACCGTACGGCTCTGGATCGTCCAGTACCCGGCCGCCATCGTGTATGATGTGCCCGCCGTTCCAAACGCCCCAGCCGCGAAGTCCAGCCTCGTGCCAGATATGATGCTAACAGCGAGATCGGTCAAGTCGCGTGAATCGCTAGCGCCCCCGCCGCTTCCGCAAGCCGCCGCCGCCGCGATGTGGTTCCCGTTCGCGTCGATCTCCACGCATCGGCCGCTGGTCTGCGTCCCCGTGGTGCTCGCGAGCAGCGTCCCGGTTCCGCTCTTGGCCGTCGCGTCCGAGAGGTCGGCGACCGCCCACACTTCCTGTCCTTGCGCCGCGTTGAGCTTCGTGCCGGCAGATAGCCCCGCGTAGCCGCTCGCCGCGTTCTTCTCGCTGGTCTTCTGCACGTTCGCCAGGCTCGCGCCCAGCGCCGTCTCGATGGCCTTGAGCTCTGCAGCCATCAAGTTGTGGTGCTTTGCGGTCACTACGTCTTCCACCAACGCCCCCGAGGAGTGGCCAGCTGCGCTCGTCCCCGCGAAGCCACGACCGCCCGAACAGATCGTGAGCACGTTGCCGCTGATCGAGCAGACTTTCAACATCTCGTCGTTGATCTTGACGACCGAAGGATAGGCGAAGTGAGAGCCGGCGATCACCGTGACCGTCAAGGTCGTATCGTTGATCGCGCCGTCGAGATTCGACCAAGCCGAGTCCGTCGCGACGAGCAAGTCGCCGTCCGTCGCTACCGCGGTCGGATACGCCGGCGTTTCGGGGTTCTGCCCGGGTAGCAACGCGCACGCCAGCAGTAAGGTCAGAAGCAAGCGTTTCATATCTCTCCTCATAGCGCAGGCCTAAGCCAGGCATTCACGCGCATGGTTTTGGGCGGCGGCAACGTGACTTCTCCCAGAACAGCGCAGGCCGCGGCGACCGCGATAGAAGGCGCGACGCCGGCCAGCTCCTCGATGTAGAAGACCGGCGCAGGGCAAGATGCTGCGATCTCGATCAGCGGCGCGACGCCGGCCAGCTCCTCGATGAGAAGGACGGGCGCGGCGACCGCTACCTCAATGGCGATCTGCGGCTCGACGAGCGGACCGCCTTCGCCCCACCGCTCCTCACCAAACCGTCCCGTTCCCCATTGTGGCATCAGGGTATAGTGATGACGTAGGAACCGCTTAACAGGCGCGCCATTTGACCCGTCAGGATCGTTTTGGTGACAGAACCGGTGAACAGTTTGAAGTTGAGTAAGTTCCCGGCAACCGCGTCCCAAATGCCGGCACCTACCAATACGCCCCAGTCCGCGGTGGCTTCATTGAAATCCACGGTGGCAGATTGCGTGATCTTGCGGCCGGGTGAGGCGTCGGCTGGTGCGCCGAAGGTGATGGCTTTCCTGATATAGCTGCCGCCAGTCGGCTCAACGCCGCCTGTACCGTTCGCGGCCGGCATGGTCAGAAATAGTCCGACGAAGGGCGTGCCGTTCCGGATCTCGTTTAGTTCCGCGTCGCGATACACATTGCTAACGTCACCCATGAGTTACCTCCTGTGCGCTTGGCGCGGGTTGCTGGACGAGCGCCGTCCCTTCCTGATTCAGTACGTATTGCGCCTTCGGATCGTCGCCGCGAGCGCGCACGACGCGCTGCAAGATGATGCCGAGCGCCTGCCCGAACGCTCCGATCGCGGCATCCGATTGCAGCTTGGCGTCTTCCATCTTGCGGAGCAGCGCCGCGATTAGATCTCGTTCAGCTTGTTCGAGTTCGATGGTCATTCAAGGATTCCTCTGGACGTGAAGTATGCTTGTGTGCTATACGTAAGGCGTGAAGCGAATCAGCGTGTTCTTGAGCCAGAAGCAACTCGGATTGCTCGCCTCGGAAGCCCGCCGAAACGGACTGAAAGCAGCGGAGTTGATCCGCCGCGCCATCGATCAGTTCTTCGAACGTAACCCCACCCGGCGCGACAAGGCCGGGAGGAAGAAGAGATCATGAAAGCACCACTCCTTGCTGTCCTTTCATTTCTGTGTATTGGCAGTTGCGCAGCGGCCAACGTGGAATATGTGATTGAACTACAGCGTCCATGCGAACAACCGCTATCCCTGCTCCCGGTGACGACAGGCGACTGCGATGATCGGCTCTGGGTCTTCGTTCGCTCAGATAATTCAGCTGTTATGACATTCATTGTGGACGTAACCTATATCGCTCTGGATGGGACATCCAAATCGATCATCCTGGTCATAGACCGTCAAGCCAATCATCCATGGACCGTGGTCGTACAGCAATTACCCGGAAAGAATATCATCCAGAAACGTCGTGTCCGGGCGATGTCGCTAGTTTCGGAATTAGTGAGCAGCGAATAGACCATGCCCCGTGCCTACTTGTAGCCGATGGATCGTGTCCATCAATTTGGATTCTAATTCCACTAGATAGTTATAAGCATTTCCAGTGAACGCGTCCGCGACAACGCCTCCGCTCGTCGGAATCGATACTGTCGGATGACCTACGGCTGCCTGTTGTGTCGTGACGACTTTGTTCGCCCCGACGTAAAACCCACCTCCGGTTGGAACTTGAACGTAAGATGACGAACCATCGGCATGGATCGTTATGTTTGGAGAACCAGATGATGACCCATACAAATAGATGTCCACAAGGTCGTCGCCCACAGCGGCAAGTACTCTGCCGGTCGATCCAGAGACGGACGATTTGAGATCGAACCCTTGCGCCCCATAGTTGGACCACGCGCCACCAGCACCGATTGGTGTATACAGATATAGATTTCTGATGCCAAGGCCAGTACGACTCGGATTCGTCCCCGACTCCAAGATTCTCAACCCGAGGTAGTCATCCACCCCACTCTCGTAAGTGTTGGCGATCTCTGCGGTGATTCCCCCCGACGTGAGCGTGAAGGTCGCCCCATTAATGCTTACGTTGCCGTCCGCGTTCGCCGTGATCTTGGGCGAGGCCTTTGATGAGCCGCCGATTCCCAGGCTCTTGAACCAAGCGCCCGAGTAGCTGTCCTCGACTCCCACGAATCCGATCTGCACGCCGCTCGCGTTGTAGACCGCGAACTTGCCGGGCTTCGACCCGCCGCCGCCGACGTTGATCGCCGTCGCGTTCAGCGCCGCGCTGCTGACCGTGCCGGTCACGATCAGCGAGCCGTTCATGGCCCACACCTTGAACTCGCCGCCCTCGATCACGAAGATGTCCGGATCGTAGCTGGTGGCTTTGGCTTTCGACAGATCGAACTGCCCGGCCGCGTTGCCGACGATGATGTCCTGCACGGGCGTGGTCCCGCTTTGATACGTGTTCACCCGGCCGTTCACGTCGTAAGAGAAGAAGCCGACCTTGTAAGTGGTCGCCGTGACGGGTACCGACAATTCAAAGACGATGGGTGACTTCGCGGCCGAGGCTCGCGTCTTCCAAGTGGCACTAGAATCTTCAGAAGTGCGGATCTCCACGCCCCCGAAGGTGCTGACGGACGGAGCCGTGAACGCGCAAGTAACCAGCGCGCGGTAAGTGCCGTCGGCCGTCGCGCCGTAAGACACGGAAGCGGACTGGCCCGTAACGACGCTCGTGTATTCCTGCCCGGCACCGCCGAGCGTCGGAGGGTTCCAGGTGTAAGCCAGCGTCGGAGTCACACCGGCCGAGTAGGTATTGCGCCGCCCAAGGGTGTCCACCGAGAACACGCAGAACGTTACATTCTCGGCGGCCGTGGGCCAATGGCTCGACTCCCACTCGAACCGGTTGAAGTCCAGCCCTCCGAGCTGATAGAAAATTCCGCTCCTGATGATCCAAAGGGAGCCGCCCGCGTATCGAACATCACCACTTGGCGGTGTCCAGGTGAGCGTGGCGCGAAATACCTTCTGGCCGTCCGGATTCGTGGTGTAGACTACATTGGAGATGGCAATGTTCGTGACCAAGCCGCAATATTCTTGGCCGGCACTTCCGAGCGTGCGCTCGATCACCAAGTCGTAGTAAGGACAGCTCGTTAGCGCCGCCACCGAGCCGTCGCCGAAGATCGATTGGATGACGACGCGCACCGATTGCGCCGTCGCGGGCCAGGGCCAATAGCCGCAGAGCGACGACAGATCGGCGAGCGGATTGTCCCCCGAAAGCTGCTGCACATTGCCGGACGCGCCGTAGTTCAGCAGCATGATGCGCGTCTTGGCATAGCGCGGGATCGCCGCGTTGGTCCAAGTGCAAGATATGCCCCACTGCTCCTCGCCCGTCTCGCTCAGGTGTTGGACGACCGAGGCCAAGAAGTTCAGCGCGTAATCCGACTTAGGCAGCGTGCTCAGCGCGACGGTCGGGCCGAGCGGAACGCCCGTGATGCTCTGCCGCATGACCCCGAGCCGGTTGTAACTGGCGGCGATGAACATCCAATCCTCCGCGGGGTCCGGGATGCTCTCCAGAGCGACCGAGATGGTATCGTAGCGGTAGCGCGTGCCGTCTTCCGCTTCCGCGAATTGCTCTAACTTGAGAATGTCCGTCGCCTTGATGTACGCGTATCCGCCCAGACCGTCGGGCCGTTTGATCCAGATCTGCACCCCGGACCAGTTGAGCCGATCCACGGGCAGCATGCAGCCCCAGTCGATCAGCATCGTGTTCCTGGACGAGTCCCAATACATCGCCGGAGCAAACGTCCCGTCGCCGTTCGATCGCCCGGCGCGGAACAGCAGCACGTTGGGCGGCTGCTCCGCGTAAGGGTTGCTTGGCAGCGGGTCCGGGAGCACGTCGGCCGGCTTCGGCCCGATGGTGTGGTCGTACATGCTGTCGGTGGTGGTGCGCCAATTCAGATCGATTGAGTAGTCTGGGTTTAATCTCCAGGAACGAATCCGAAACTCGCCATAGCCGCCCGGCATATCAGGATGTGTCAGAGAAGATTCCATCCCTGGATCAACGTTGAGAGCCAGTATGGTGGTTCCCATGACGCCCTCGCGCGCGACCTTCCATTCGGCAGCGTTGATGCCGCCCAATTCCTCCCGCAATCGGGTCGTGATAATGCGCGCGGCCTGTGATTTCGAGAAGGTGCCGCAGAGGTTGGTCCGGTATTGCAACCTCACCGTGCCCGCCCCGCCGCCCAGAAACTGCGCATGATCCTGGTCGTAGAGCGGCATCGTCCGCAAGGCGAAATCGTGTTCTTCATCCGCGAACGAAGCCGCGTAATCATTGAACTTGGCCGGCGCCGGGCCCAAGCGCAGCGACTCGAAGAGGATGTTCCCGACCATAAAGGGTTCCACTACCGAAGAGTTGCATCGGATGAAAGGCTTGAATTTTCCGAACGCAAAAGTATATCCGCCTAAGCAGTTCGCCAGGACTTCGGCCAGCCAGTCCCGGAGCGGCTTTTCCTCTTGCAACATGCCGCGGAATTTGAATTGCGTTTCTTCTGTAACTTCGACTTGCGCCCAGGAGCCGGGCACGTCGATGATCCACTCGCCGTTTTCCCAGTGCCCTTCTTCCGGCGTCCACTCGCGGCGGTACTTCGTCCACAGCGGCGCCACCATTATGTCGCAGATGAGAGCGGCGCCCTTGGGTTTGCCGTCAACCATTGTCGAATCGGCACAAGCTTTCACGTCGAAGAATAGCAGTTGGGTTGTAGCATCCGCCTCGAAAATACCCCGCGCGCGCAGGATCATGTTCACGGCGATCCAGATGGGGTTCGTGAGTGTTGCCTTCTGGGAACTTCGATTGAACGTTTCATGATCACCGGAATCAGTCCACACCCATCCTTTGAGGCCGGCCGTAACCACGGCTTGCGAAGAATGCTCGGAGAGCGCGGACGGCTGGAACCCCTTGGCATCTACCCTTCGAATCTCCTGGAAGGCCACGCCCGCCGCGTACACGTCATCGAAGACCTCACCCGGTTGCCCGGTGGTCAAAACGAATCGCTCGTCGATGCCGGCGGGGTCACTCCCGAGCGCTTGCCTGAGGCCGTAGGACGGCTGCGCCGTGCCGAAACCATGATGAGGTTGCCCGTCGAGCGTCGGCCCTTGGTATGCCTCGTCGATCATGGCGCCCGATGAGAGGCCGCCGAGCGGCCCTTCTCCGATCACCACGAGCGCGTCGTAGAAATCGGACTCTTCGCGTCCCGATGCCAGCTTGCAATTCACTGGCATCGCCGAGTCAGTGTAAATCTCGGGTAGCACCTGATCAGCGATGGTCTCGGCCTGAAGGGAGACGCTGGTGATCGAGGATCGGCGATACCCCCAGGTGCCGGTGGAAGTGTCCTTGATCCGCGCGCTCATGGCCGGCGCGTTGATCCCGCCGAAGTAACGGCGCATGCCGTGCGACGCGCAACCCTTCGCCCCGGTCAAGGTCTTGTCGCAGGAGTCGGGATCTCCGCCGCTGCCCTGCGTTGAATAGGGGCAAATCTCGCCATCATCAAACGGCTTCCAGCAGTTGTGACCGCACTTACGGCCGGGGTAGGACAATCCCATCTCATTAATGCCGTCCGAGGCGGACAAAATGAACTCTGGACCTTCGTCGATTCCCCAATTTACGACGTGCCCCTTCCACAGGTCGCACTTGATCCCGCTCCCGACGTGGAACAGGGAGAATTCAACAGTGGCCCGCATCAGATCTGTATCGTTCGCCAAGGATCGCATCACCCGATCCGCGTTGCCGAAGACGAACTGCGCATCGTCGGGCTGCCCGCCCACATCCTGCGTGATCCCTTCCCATCGCACGAGCCGGGGAAGATAGACTTGCGTTCCCACCTGGCAGCGTCGGTCTGAGACGTAGATCGCGGGGTAGCCGGATTCGAGCGGCTGGATCTTGACGAGCGGGATGATGCGCTGGACCTGTGAAAGCAGGGCGGTCTTGAGCGCGGTCGAAGGAAACCGCGTGACGGTGGAATTGAGCGCGTACTCCGGAATGTTCGTCGAGACCTCTACTAACGTCAGGCCGGTGCTCGCCAGCGCCGCGCCCAACATCTCGATCGACAGCGGCGCGTTCTCGAAGCGGACGGTGTAGCGGGTGGTGGTTCCCGCCTGATCGTCGGGGGCATCGTAGTAGAACACGCCTGCTGGACCACCCGTGACATCCCAGAACGCCACCAGAGCCGCGCGCTCGGTATTGTTCAAGCTGCGCTTAACCACGGAGAAGCGGATCGCGCCGTCGCCCAAGAGGAACCGCTGCTCGATCTTGGCATCACCAGAACCGAATCGATGAATCACCACCTCGGGTATGATTGCCCGGCCATGGGGATAATCAACCGCGAGAGGCCAAACCTCCGTCGCGACGAGTTCGGGGACTTCGATTTCTCCGATGTAATCGGGCATCAAGTTATTTCCACCAACTCTATCGACCCGCCGCCCAGCCCCAACTCCAGCGCATCCTGCCAGCTGCCTTCGAATCGGACGGTATGCCTGCCTACCGTAGCCTCGCCGTTCGGATCGTAAGAAAATAACGGGTCCGTCTCCCACGGGTCGTACATGACAAACGGTTCCGTGGGTCCACCGCGCGCCACGTAAAACGCTCGGAAAGCTTGCCGGAGGGCGTTCGTCCATCGGCCGGTCCAGACCCACCGCCCGCGATTCCCGGCAGACTGCGCGCCGGTCTGAACTTCTCCGTTTCGATATTCCGAGATCAAGACGGGGCGCTCAAGAATGCGCGTGAATTGCCGCGCGAAGATCTTGGGCAGAACGGTACTGGGCGAAGCGAATTGGACGTTCCCCGGCATCTCAAGCTCGTATCGTGTTCGGGCTGAGTTGTGAGAGCG